CCTCAACACGAACTACATGCGGCTCCGGGTCGCCCGTAACCGGAATTTCAAGCCGCTTCCGGCGCGCAACTCGTTCAACCAGGACGCCCAGGTCGTGATCCTCGCTGCGGCCCTGAACCTCACCTGCTCGGCGGCCGGTCGCATGGGCCGGCTCGAGTACACGGTCTAAGGAGGACCGACCATGGCTGCCTACACGGTGAACACATACAAGCCGATCGACCGGATCGGCCTCAACCAGGAGATCGGCACGGTCTCCACGACCCAGCTCCATCCGCTCGGCGACCGCGTCACGTGCCGGGACGTGTCCGGGACGCGCGGGGAGGCGGAGTTCATCTACCTCACCGGCGTGGCGAGCACGATCGTGGGCTCGTGCGTGCTCATCACGGACGCCTGGGGGACCTCGCTCATCGCAGCCCGTGACAAGGGCGCTCTCGCGCTCGCGACGGCTGCAACGGTGGCAAGCACCTACGGGTGGTACCAGATCAAGGGCCAGGGCGTGGCCTCGGTCGGCACGATCTCGGCCAACGCACCACTGTACATCGCTGCGTCGAACCTGCTCGATGACGCCGCGGTGGCTGGTGATCAGATCCTCGGCATGCGGTCGGTGACGGCGACGGACACGGCGACGGCGATCGTGAACATGGCCTGCAATCCGGCCACGGGCGACTTCGACAACGCCTAGCAGCACGGGGCCCGCCCCTGGGCTTCCACGGGGCGGGGGCGGGCCCTACCCTACTCGCCCCGTGGAGGTGACCCCGTGGACGTCGAGAGCATCGAGAGCTTCGAGAGGGTGCTGAACCTCCAGAACGGAACGCAGAGCGCTGCGGACATGGCGCTGGCGGTCCGATTCTTCCTGGACGAGGTGCCGGACCCGGTCGAGACGGCGAAGATGGGCCGGCCGATCTTCAAGACCGTGGAGATGTGCGAGATCCGGATCCCGGGTGACAAGGACAACGTCATCATCGACCGGGTGAAGTCGATGCACCCGGACCCGAGGGAGCGCTTCCCGCTCGCCTATGCGAAGTACAAGGCGAAGCACAAGGATCAGGTGGTGGGGACCCTCCTTCGGGAGTGGGGGCTCATCCCGCGGAGCGATGCACTCGCCTACGAGGCGATCGGAGTCCAGACGGTGGAGCAACTGGCGGGAATCTCGGACACGAATGCTGCGTCCGCGCATGTAACCGTAGCGCACCGGCAGATCGCGAAGGACTTCCTCGCCACCGCGGCGGGCCAGGCGCCGATGACGCAGGCACGTGCAGACCTCGAGGCCGCGAGGCTCGAGATCCAGGGGCTCCGGGACGAGCTCGACGCCCTGAAGGCACGCGTGGGCCCCGTTGCGTCTGTCCCGGCGCCGATCAAGCTCATCGAGCCAGCACCCATCCCGACAGGGAAGCGACGCGGTCGCCCCCCGAAGGTGAAGCCTGAGCCGATCACGGAGGGCTAGTGCCTCGGTACGTGTTCGACCTAGGCAACGCCAACACTGGGCTCAGCCCGGTGTTCACGGACTTCGTGAACGCGGATACCGGTGTGGCCGTGACACCTCCGGCGATCAGCGAAGCTCCATGGGGTAACGGAGCGTACCTGTTCGACTTCGATTGGGCGACCACGACGGCAACGAGCATCTGGTGGAAGGTGATCGAGGCTGGGGTTGAGCTCTCGGACACGATCAACTCGACCACGATCGCGGCGGCAACGGGTGCAGGTAGCACGGGTGCGGCGTCCCAGCCCTGGCTCGACACGGCCGGGAACATCATCAACCGGGTAGCGACCGAGGTTGGACTCCGGGAGGTGGCGGATCCCTACGCATCCCAGGATCCAGCGATCATACGGCTCCGAAACCTGCTCCGGAGTGCCGGAGCGGAGCTCATTCTCGGGAAGGACTGGACCACGCTCGTGAAGGAGGCCACCTACACAGGCGATGGGGCGAGTACGGTGTTCAACCTGCCGCCGGACTTCCTGCGCATGAAGGGCGACAGTGGGTGGCGACGGGCGGACAACACGCCCTTCGGTGGGCCCATCTCGTCGCAGGAGTGGCAAGCGCTCAAGGCCTGGACCTCGACGGTCGAGCTCACCGTGATGTTTCGGCTCGTGGGTGCCCGGATCGAGTTCTTCACTGCACCGGAAACGGGCGTGGTGCTCTACCACGATTACGTGTCTCGTTACTGGGCGAGCACGACTGGGGCGGCGCAGGCAGACCTTCTGTATCCGACTGCCTCGTCCGACAAGGTCATGCTCGAGCCTCAGCTCCTCGTGGCGCTCCTCAAGGCCAAGTGGCTCGAGGCGATCGGAGACGATTCCTCGGTGGCTCGCTCCGAGTTCGGAGCGGCCTACGAGGGCGCGGCATCCACGGAGGGAGCTCGGACCTTGTCTCTTGTCGGTCCGAGGACGAAGCAGCGCTTCATCGACGGGTGGAACGCGCCCGAGACGGGCTACGGTTCGTGAGGCCTGCTCTTGCCAGGGTAGCGCCTCCGAGGCGGATCCAGTCGGTCACGATCCCGGCCCCGATCGGGATGAACGTGGTGGATAATGCCGGGGCTCTACCGGCCGGCGATGCGGTGGACGTGCGCAACTGGATCCGTGCTCGCTCGGGTCTGTCGGTTCGGTACGGATACCGGGAATGGGTGACGGATCTTCCTAGCAATGCCCGCACGCTCATGGGGTTCCAGGGTTCGACGGGGACCGAGGATCGGCTATTCGCCTGCATCCAGGATGGGATCTACGACTGCACCGCCACGACGGCGACGCCGGCGAGCGTGTACACGTTCGGGATCCAGGATGCGGATTCCGGGAAGTGCATCAACGCAGCGTTCACGACTCTCGCCGGTGCGCATTACCTCCTCGTCACCGACGAGACGAACGGGTACTTGCATTACAACGAGTCCGGGGACGTGTGGACGAAGCCCGTCGCTGGGGCTGGGGCTGGAGAGATCGACGGAGCGGATCCCGACGACTTCGTGTTTGTGATGGTCTGGAAGAAGCGGGTCTGGTTCGTGCGTCGGAACTCGGCGGTGGCCTGTTACCTGCCAGTAGACCAGATCACAGGGACCGTGGCCGATTTCGATTTCGGTCCACAGTTCAAGAAGGGCGGTGCGCTCGTCGGTCTATGGTCATGGACGCGTGAGGCCGGCGACGGGCTCGATGATGTTCTCGTCGCGGTGTCATCGGCGGGTGATGTGGTTGCTTATCAGGGTACGGATCCGGCCGACTACACGCAGATCAGCCTCAAGGGCGTGAACTACGTTGGAGCCGTGCCGGCGGGCAGGCGCATCGCGCTCGACATCGGCGGCGAGCTCGTGATCCTGTCCTCACTGGGCATCGTTCCGGCCTCGCGACTATTCGGGACCGGCGGGGTGGTCACGGATGATGCCTATCTGACGCGGAAGATATCGCCGGTGCTGGGGCGGGAGCTCTCGGACCGTGGGACCTCGTACGGTTGGGATCTCAAGGTGCATCCGGAGGCGAAAACGCTCGTGGTGATGACGCCCTCTGATGGGAGCGGGCAGAGAGAACAGTGGGTGCTCAGCCTGAACGGCCAGGGCTGGGCTCAGCACCTTGGGGTCCCAATGGCCTGTCTCGAGCCCTGGAAGGGAAAGCTCTACTTCGGGGACGAGGACGGCCGCGTATGCATCAACGACGGGCATGTGGACAACGCCGAGCTCGGCGGGACTGCCAACGCGGTAGCGATTGAGGCATCGCTCCTCACGGGCTTCGAGTCACAGGGAACACCGCAGCTCAAGCGGCCGAGCATGGCCCGGCCAACGTTCATGACCACTGGTACCGTGCCGCAGTGGACTACGGAGGCGCGATTCGACTACGACCGGAGCGAGATCGGATCGGTCCCGTTCGTGGCGAGCGCTGCCGCTGGCGTGTGGGGTACGGCCATCTGGGGCGTTGACGTGTGGGGCTCCGGGGTCGGCACGGCCGGTTCCTGGAGGGGGCTCAACGGGGCCGGCTCGTCCGTGGCGATCGCCCTCAAGGTGTCGAGCGTGGCAGAGGTGACGCTCACGGGGCTCGAGGTGACGTTCACGCAGGCATCGAGGGTGGCATGAGTCTGGCCCTGGCGCGCGCATCTGCTCCCGTGGTGGTCCTTGCGGATCCGAGCGAACATCACTGGCTCGCCAAGCGGGCCGGGATCGGGATAGGGCCTGGACTCCAGTGCTTGAAGGTCGAGAGACAGGGCCGGATCGTCGGGATGGTGGGGTTCGACGGACAGACACGTACTTCCGTGGCGATGCATGTGGCGATCGATGAACCTTGGGCGCTGCGAGCGCTCATTCGGCCTGCGTTCGGGTATGCGTTTTACGAGCTCGGGAAGAAGATCGCGATCGCCCAGGTGCTCGGTACGAACGCGCGGAGCCTCAAGATGGTCGCCGGGCTTGGCTTTCGGGAGGTCTGCCGGGGTAAGGATTGGGTGGATCATGGGGTGGACATGGTGATCCATGAGATGCGGCGGGCTGAATGCCGGTGGCTGAGGAGAGACTAGATGGGCGGCGTCGCTAGAAGGTTCGATCCGACGAACGGCGGTTTCACGAACCTGATGAACCTGGGTACGCTCGGGGCCTATGGCAACACGATCGGCGGGCCCCTAGGCCTAGCAGATCAGGCCAGGGGCGGGAGCGGCATCCCGGGCGTGGGAACGAGTAGCTTTACGGGCGGCGGTGGCAAGAAAGGAGAAGAGCAGCCCGCGGTCCCCGACTTCACGGGTGCAGCTCAGGAGCAAGCTCGACAGTCGCAGGAGTTCGTGGACGCTCAGACCCGCGCGAACCGGCCGAATCAGCAGGGCCCATTTGCTGGCTCGGACTGGTCCCGAGATCCGGTTACGGGCGAATGGACACAGCGGGTGACGCTTACCCCCGGGCTGAATGAGGCGGCACAATCGATCACTTCGGGGCTGGGGCAGGGACAGCTCGACCCGGCGGCGGCGAGGGAGCAGGCCATCGGCGCGGCTTACAACCAGGCTACGAGCAGGCTCGACCCGCAGTGGGCTCAACGTGAGGAACAGATCCGTACTCGGCTCTCGAACCAGGGACTCGTGCCGGGAACCGCAGCCTACGATGCGGCGCAGCGCGACCTCGGCATGAGCCGGAACGACGCCTACGCGCAAGCGCTCTACAATGCTCAGACCGGCGCGGGAAACGCGGCCTTCGGGCAGAGTCTTGCAGCGAACATGCAGCCGTTCCAGCAACTCCAGGCGCTCCAGGGGCTCACGGCTCAGCCGGGATTCACGGGGGCTGGCCAGGCCCAGGCTCCGGACATCGTAGGAGCGCTCGGCCGGATGTACGGGGCGCAGCTCGGTCAGTACGGAATGGACCAAGCCCAGAAGAACAGTAAACTACAGGGCGGCGCGGCCCTCGCCCCGGTCCTGATCGGTGCTTCCGACGAACGGCTCAAGGAATCGATCGAGCGGCTCCCGTTCGAGGTCATTCCGGGTGTCCCGTTCGCCACCTGGGAATGGAAGCACCGGCCCGGGGAGCGACAGCTCGGAGTCATCGCCCAGGACGTGGAGCGGGTGAGACCGGATCTGGTGATCATGGAGGACGGGATCCGATACGTGGATTACGAGGGTCTCTGGAGGGCGCGCGGTGGCTGATCCCTGGATGGATCCGGCAGATCGGGCGGTGCTCGAGGCCATTCTGCGGGCCCGGGTGGCGCCGCAACGGCAGGCGTTCGCACTCCAGCGATACCGAGAGGGCGGAGCGCAGGCGGGGATCCCGGGTGCGACCGGACAGACCATCGGTGGCCCGTATGGGACCTACGTGGCCGGGTCTCCGCTCGAGCACTTCTCGATCGCGATCCAAAGGGGCCTCGGACGGCGTCAGCAGGAGAAGGCGGGGCGCGAATACGAGGCCGGGATAGGGGCCGAGGAGGAGGCGGGCAGGGCATTCGGCGGTGCCCTACAAGGGGCAGGGACGCCGGACGTGCAGGAGCGGCTCGGGCGGATAGCCCTGCTCGGCGGCGAGCAGTTCGCCCCCACCGGGCAAGCGCTCATCGGGAACGTGAGGGCTCAGCGGGCGGCGCAGGTTGAGGCAGACCAACGGGCGGCAGCAGAGGCGCAGCGAAAGGCAGATTTGGAGGCCAAGCGGCTATTTGAGGAGAAGGAATTCACGGAGAAGAAACGACACAACTTGGCCATCGAGGGGCGCCCTCCGATGCCGCTGGTCATCCAGACCCCCGAGGGTACGTTCCTCCAGAATCCACGGACTCCGTCTGCGCCGGCGACCCCGGTGGTTGGTCCCGAGGGTAAG